AAAAATGCCGCAGCATTGTATGGCGACAACGCCGCATACGTATTGGCTAATAAGCAAACTTTCCAGCAAATTGAGGATTACGGCATTGCGCATGGCTGGAGCGACGAGCAAATCCAGGCCAAGAAAATCGAGTTTAAAGAGAAGGTTGCTGATGCCGCATTGTCCCAGTGGTCGGCAAACAATGCGACCGCATTCATCCAAAGTAATGGCGAGTTAAGTGATACTGCTGCTGGAGCTCGCCGTGCTGTAGCCGATAGTGACTCTTCCGATCGTGCCCGTGGCATACGCAACAATAACCCAGGAAATCTCGAATACAGCAAAACTAATCCGTGGGTAGGCCAGACCGGTGATGATGGTCGATTTGCTAAATTCGAAACACCTGAACACGGGATTCGTGCATTAGGGCGGAACCTGATGTCGTATCATAGGCAGGGTATTGATACCGTCAGCGAGATAATTAATCGCTGGGCACCGCCCACTGATAAAAATGACACTATGTCGTATATCAAAGCAGTGTGCGAACAACTTGGCGTTTCTGCTGATGAGCCTCTCGATGCATCAAATCCTGATACCCTGAAGGCGCTTTGTGCAGCCATTATCCATCATGAGAACGGTAGCCAGCCATACAGTGATCAGCAGTTAACTGCTGGTGTCAGTGCAGCACTTGGTTTATCAACAATTCCAACCAACACCAAACGCTATACCGGTAATGCAGCATTCGATGCGGCCTCTCCTGAGGCGCAGGCAAGTTTTATGCGACAGGCGGATCAACTGCGTCGGCAGCAGCAGACTGAATATAAAACGATGATTGACAGCCAGGTTCGCGATGCGACGGCTGCGTATATGCGTGGCGTTGAATTTCCTAATCCACCTGGTGAGGATGATTTTATTGCAGCTTATGGAGTCAGAGAAGGAAACCTGCGATATACCGAGTTTAAGAATACGCAGATCGCCGGACAGTATATAGGCTCTTTCCGCAACATGCCGACAAGCAGCATTACAGCATATGTTGAGCAATTACGCCCGGATACTGGTGATACAGGGGAGGGGTATGCGGCACGCGCAGCTCTTTATGACAACGTTGTTTCGGCTGCAAATCAGGTGATAAAGCAGCGGCAGTCGGATCCTGTGCAGTTCTCTCTTGCCTCCGGACAGGCAAAGCCTATCGACATGAGCAATAAGGATAACTTTGGACAGAGCGTTGCCTTGCGTGCCGCTCAGGTCAGTGACCTTGCTAAGTCATATGGCACTCCACTGACGTTCTTTTCCAAAGACGAGGCCAATCAGATCGGTGTTTTCTTTCGTGATGCGCCAGTTTCCCAACAGGCAGCATATCTCGATACCATCAGGCAGAGCACTGGTGGTGGGCAGGTGTATATGTCAGCACTACAGCAGATCAGTGCCAACGCTCCATCTGCTGCCGTTGCCGGGATACTGATGGATAAGCCTGGTGGTATTTTGGCAGAAAAAAACTGGTTTAATCCTGATGTTTCCGTGTCTCCTGAAACCGCAGCGCAGACAATTCTTGCTGGTGCGGCGGCTCGTAAAGGTACTGATGACGCGAAAGGTATTCCGATGCCTAAAGATGCTGATCTCCGCCTTGAGTTTTCTGACATGGTGAAGGATGCATTTGCTGGTGATGCTCAGGGGGCATCAATGGCATACGAGATCGCAAAGGACTATTACGCTGGTGTGATGGCGAAAAAAGGCGTGGTATCAGGCGAAATTGACAATGATATCTGGAAACAGGCTGTTAACGTAGCTACAGGTGGCGTGCATGACTATAACGGAATGGGGAATGTTCTTTTGCCGTGGGGAATGTCTGCAGAGCAATTCGATAAGCAGGTTAATCAGGCTTGGAATGAACAAGTTGTCGGCACAGGGATAAAAACACCGCTTGGTCAGTATGGTTTGCAAAGTTACGGCGATAGTCAGTACCTGGTGAAACTTGGTACTGGTTATCTGCTAAAAGATGATGGTTCTCCCGTTGTTCTTGATCTGACACAGAAGCGTCAGAGATTCTCCGGAGATATTCCGCAATGAGTTACTTTGGCCTTAATCCAGTAAACCAGAATCAGCAGCTTGACGAAGCAGCATCAAATCCAGCTGGCTTTAACAGCGATGTTGGTTTTTTCGACAATGCTGTAGGAGCGGCATTGTCTGGTTTGTACTCCGGGCTGGTGGCAAAGCCAGATCAGTTGCTCTGGGCAGGGATGGATAAAATCGTATCCCCGATTGCTCAGTTTGTTAACGAAAACACCTCGCTCAATGACACTTCAGTTTCATACATTGCCGAGCAGAGAAAACTAGCAGAGCAGCAGGTTAAGCGGCTGACGCCTGATGCCGCGACAACCGGAACCGCCGGGCAGGTTCTTTATGGGTTGTTCGATATGGGCGGGCAGGCTGTTGTCGGTACAACGCTCGGTGGTCCGGTCGGAGGTGCAGCGGCGGTAACTTCGCTACAGGGTTTTTCTGAGTTTGAACGGCTGACAGCACAGGGTGTTGATTTTAGGACGGCGCAGGAAGCAGGATTAGTGCAGGGTATTACTGCTGGTGCCGGAACACTGATCCCTATGAGCCTCGGGTTACGTGCTGGTGGTGCACTGGCGGAAGGTGTGGCGGCCCAGCTTGCGCGGACGGGTGAAAGTTCAGTGCGACGCGCCGCAGCAACAGCAGTACGTGCAACGCCAGATATTGCCTATGCCGCAGGTACAAATATTGCGTTCGGTATGGCACAGCGTGGGCTTACTGCAAAAACGCTTCGTGATGGTGGCTATAGCGAAATGGCTAACCAGTATGATGTGTTGGATCGACAGGCAATTGCTATTGATGCTGTTCTTGGGGTGGCGTTTGGTGGTGTCGGCAGATTTATTAACTCTCGCGGCGAGTCTACAAGCGCACCAAATTTTTCACCAGTTGATGTTGATGCTGCACTGGCGGCGAATGCCGCTCATCATGCTGAAATTGATATTGCGCCCGGCGTGCCGATCAACGTGCTTTCGCGCAATTCTCACATTCAGGCTCTGCGAAAAGCTATGTCTGATGTTAGCCAGGGGAGACCCGTAGATGTTGCCAGCATTGTTGAGTCTGCATCTTTCAGTGAAATTCCTGGGCGCAAGAGTCTGCTGTCTCAGGCAGTTAATGAGGCTCTGTCATCTGTAGATGATGGAGTAACGGCGCGCGCTATAGAAAATCGGTTGCTTGAAGAACAGGCCGCGCAGCTTTTGCCGCGTGGCGATAGACAGGTTTACCAGTCTGAAATCGCTAATAGCCAACGAATTATTGAAAATCTCACTGAACAGCGCGCACAAATTCTTGCAGAAGATCCAACCGGTAGCGGTAAATCTTTGTCTCGTGCTCGATCAGATAAACAGGTCAGACTTCGCGATATTGACCAACGAATCCGGCAGGCACAAGAACGCCTGGAATTTTCTCGTAACGCGTTGGCACCGCACGAGCCTGGCGGTCAGTTTTTTGAAGCTCGAGCAGAACTGGCTCGGAGACAGCAGGCAGAAAGTGAACTTAATGCTCAGGCTGTTTCATTCTATAAAACAGCAGAGGTCAGGACGCCAGACGAAGTAGCTCCTTTTGAGTCTGATAAAATATTGCAACAGGCAGAACAAAAAATGATGTCAGATCAGGCAGGAGATATTGATCTGCGCATAGCTGAAGACTCGCTGCTTGAATCACCTGACATGATAATCACCGTGCTGGATGATGATGGTAATCCACAATCGCGCAGCGCGCGTGAAGTACTGGATGAAGCGAACAGGGAAAGTGAGCAGGCAATACAGGATTCCAGCCTGTTTGATGTCGCTGTGGCGTGTTTCTTGAGAGGTTAAATTAAATGAGACAGGAATGTATACAAGCGGTCCAGCAGGCGGCGCAGCGCACGTTAACGGCGCGAGAAATACAGAACATTGAAGACCGCATTTATCGAAATATGCGCTCCATTGCTCGTGATGACCCGATGTCGTGGAGACAACTTTCCGAATCAGAGCGGCTATATCGTGCAGCACAATTGGCATCTGAAGAATTACAGCGAGAAGCGGCATTAAAGAAACGTCGTGTGGCCCTCACTATAGCCGCACGTCAGAGATTGGATAAATTTATCAATAGCTATCAAGGGGCTGATGGGAAACTTGGCGCTCTTAACCGTACTATTGCTTTTAATGCAGACGGTAAATCGAATTTCCTCTCTGTTGAATCCAGAACAAAAGCCACTCGTGATTATGCATTGAGTCAATTGCAGGAGGCATTTGAAGCAGTTGATCCTCGCTTTTTTGGCCTGTTTGAAGATGAAGCGGGCGTGCGTGACCTGGTATATGAAATGCGAGGGCAAAATACTGGCAATGCTAAAGCAAGAAAAGGTGCTAAGGCGTGGAGAGAAGTGACAGATCTACTTCGCCGCCGGTTTAATGATGCTGGTGGGGACATTGGCTATCTCGAAAACTGGGGGATCCCTCAACATCATTCTATGGAAAAGGTTGGGGCGGTATCAAAGGATAAGTGGGTTGGCGATGTTATAGGTAAGCTGGATCGCAAATATTATACCCGAGCCGATGGACAACTGATGAACGATGCCGAGTTGTCTGCATTTCTTGGAGAGGCTTATAACACGATCGCTACTGGTGGGCTGAATAAGCTTACTGATACCGGAATGCGAATTTCCGGCGCACGTGCTAACCGCGGTAATGCATCACGACAGATACATTTCAAAGATGCAGATTCATATCTCCAATATCAACAACTTTATGGTGATCGCTCTCTATGGGAAATCATGGTCGGTCACCTGGAAGGTATCAGTAAAGATATTGCTCTGGTGGAAACATATGGTCCAAACCCCGATCATGTTTTCCGCTCCCTTCTTGATCAGGTTAAGGCAGAAACGGCAACAGCTAACCCGAGTAAAACCGGTAGCGTCGAGCGTCTGGCGAACAAAACAGAGAACTTGTACAACTTTATTTCCGGAAAAACACAGCCTGTAGCGAATCCGCACATCGCGCGATGGGCTGACAATATCCGCAACTGGCTGGTTGCCAGCAGACTCGGATCCGCGTTGCTGTCATCATTCTCTGATCTTGGAACCATGTATCTGTCTGCGAAGGTTACCAACCTTCCAATGAACCAGTTATTCCGCAACCAGCTTGAAGCTATGGACCCAACGAACCGTACAGAACTTGCGCGGGCGCGCCGCGCTGGTCTGGCGATGGAATCTCTACTTGGCAGCGTTAACCGCTGGGCGATGGATAATATGGGGCCGTCAGTGTCTCGTTGGGCGGCAACGGCCGTAATGCGTGCCAGTGGGCTTACAGCATGGTCAGATGCGCACAAGCGCGCCTATGGCGTAACCATGATGGGAAGCCTGGGAGAAGTAGTGTCACGGACACCAGACCTTCGTAGCCTCGATGACTCTGATTTTCGTATCCTGAAAAGCAAAGGGATTACTGACACAGACTGGAGCGTATGGAAGCTGGCGCAACAGGAGGACTGGGGGAACGGCAATAATACGATGCTGACACCGGAAAGCATTATGCGTATCCCTGATTCAGCAGTTAAACATCTTGGTGAGCCTGAACGCGTGAAATTTGAGGCAATGCGTAAACTGCTCGGTGCCGTAACTGAAGAAGTTGATATGGCTGTTATTACACCGGGCGCACGTGAGCAGATGTTCGTAGGGTCTGGTCTTCAGCGTGGAACATGGAAAGGTGAATTAACGAGAAGTGTTTTCCTGTTTAAATCGTTCCCTATCTCGGTTGTTATGCGTCACTGGTCACGCGCTATGGGGATGCCGTCTGCTGGTGGGCGTGCAGCATATATAGCAACGTTTTTAGCAAGCACAACCATGCTTGGTGCTCTTTCCATGCAGATTACTGATCTTATTAATGGGAGAAATCCAAAAGAAATGACCGGTGACAACATGGTTAAATTCTGGATAAATGCATTTTTAAAAGGTGGTGGTGCAGGGTTGTATGGTGATTTTCTTTTCTCTGACCACACCAGGTACGGAAGCGGCGCGTTGGCGTCGATGCTTGGCCCGGTAGCTGGTCTGGTTGATGACGTAGTGAAGATTGCTCAGGGCATACCGTTAAATGCTGTGGAAGGGAAGAATGAGCAGACTGGTGGTGATCTGGTTAAGCTGGGGAAAGGTCTGATGCCAGGTGCGAATCTCTGGTACTTAAAGGCGGCTCTCGATCACATGATCTTTAACCAGATGCAGGAGTATTTTTCACCAGGCTATTTGCGTAAAATGGAGCAACGTTCAAAGAAAGAGTTTAACCAGACATACTGGTGGCGACCTCAGGATGTCACTCCGCAATAAGGAACAACAATGAAGGAATTATTGCTGTTATCGGTATTTTTGATATCCGCTTGCTCGACATCCTATGATGTTTATGACGGTGTTGATAAGGCATATTGCGACAAAGTTAAAATGGATTTTTCTCTTGCCAAGACGGCGAAGGATAGTTGTATTGATCACTACGTCAAGACTTATACCAAGCAAGCCTCATCGGCATCTGATATTGCTGAAGGTGCTGTGTTTGAGTGTAACAAGGTGATATCCATCGCAGCGAGTTCTTCATACGATGCTGCTGTATGTGCAATGGCTGAAAGAAACGGCATGTCAGTGCAAAAAATTAATAGCATGATAAGCAGTAATGACGAAGCCAAAATAAGAACTGATATCAGCTCGGTGAAAAAAGATGCCATGAACAGAGTTGTAAAATATCAGTCATCTTTATAAGTCGTGACATGTCACAGGCCGCTTTCGCGGCCTTGTTTTTAACGAATGCCACCGCCGCCCGGGCGGGAATCCGCAGAACGCCCACCGCAGCGGGAGCCGTCAGCGGCAGTATCGCTGTCGTGCTGACAACGACCGGCAAAGGCCTGAGTTGAAGCTACCAGAGACAACAAAACGAACAGTGCAGCAAATGCTTTTTTCATTGTGAAATTTCCATCTATAAGCCACCTCAATGTGGCGTCAATGAGTGTAGCACTGACTTTTGTTTCGTCCACAAAAAAGCCCGCGCTGCGGGCTTACCAAAACTTGTACCTCGGGGATTTATCCTTCAATGGACAATCCTTCCATCGTGTGGCCAACCATTCATATTCTTTAAAATATGTGTTTATGTTTTCTTTTTCTCTAATAGCTTGTATAAGAGGTAGCGCAATCTGATAGTTATTTACAACGGAGCTGTAAAATACTTCCTTAATCATGGTCTCATCATAAGTTTTCCGCTTCACGCTCACAGCCATGCGTTCGTAGAAACCTAGACAGTAAATTATTTCTCTCTTCTCTATCTTTTCTTCATCCGTAAGATCAGCTTGCCCATTGCTTGGATACATATAAGAGCGGAATGATTTGTTCGACTCGTGAATGCGGCGCATAGTAGATAGGCCTTTCTTATAATCTACATCAAACCTGCTTTCACCAAGGAATACTGAAGTGTGTACTTTTCTCGCTGTATTTACATTATAAATAATAGTAGCGATAGCTATGAACAAGCCAAGCGAAACCGCGACTGCACTTACGATTTGAGCCACAGCCATGGCAAATTGCATTTCTTCACTTAACACAAACTGTCTCCAGACATGAAAACGGGGCCTAATGGCCCCGTCATTAAACTATCCGAATGTTAAACGCCTTCGTACTCGTCAAATTTTCTCATGTGGGCTCCTCCTGTATCGGTGCCTAATCGCTATGGATCACCCGTAAGGTAATAGTACTCTATTCACCCCCCGGTCTGCAATCGTACAGAATTATTTAAAGGCACATCCCTGTGCCGCCGCCGTCAGAAGAACCCTGCCTTGTCGTTGATGTACTCCGCGTGAGTCTGGATATCACGCAGGCATTTGCTCACACCGACGATGTAGCAGAACATGGTGGTCAGTTCCGCCGCCGCGCCCGATACGTCGTGCCCGTCGTCCTGCAACTGGTTCAGCAGATTCATCAGCAGTGAGTTCTCCGTCAGGCCGAGAACACCAGACGGAGAATGAATCAGACTGCGGTAGCCGGGCTTCAGTGGGGCGCTGTAGGTTTTGTTCTCTATCTTCATCGCCTGCATTACTGCTGACGCCGTGGCGTTGGCAACCTGGTCGGCAACCATCTTTATGCGTTCTTCCTGCGGGAGCGAGTTTTTAATGTAACTTCCTGTGCGGCGGATCTGAGGAAGAACCTCACCTGTAACCCATTTACGAAAGCGGTAGGGGATAGTGCCTGGTGTCACCGCATCGCGGCAGCGGAGGATCAGTGTGTAGAGGCCTGACTCGGAGATGATGATCGATTCTTGCTCACCGCCAGGGGTGTCGGTTGAAGCGACACCCTTCTCATCATCATCAAGTTTTCGAACAGCATCTCGATGGTTTGCTATGCCTATAGCCCGACAAACATCTGAAGCGATAAACCATGGTTCACCATTAATGACGATTACCCGTATATCGGCTTGGGATTCGAAAGAAAAAATGGACGTGCTTTTTGTAGCTGTCATAGTGGTTACCTTTTAGTCTGGTTAATCACCACTACCGACGCCAATCGGTTGGTGGTGAACTGTGCAGGGTTGGCGTAACCGGCTAAAAGGACCCGGCGCACCTTTCGGTGCCCCCACACAGCCCACCATAATACGGATGTGACCGTGCTATACGCATAAAAAAACCGCTTGCGCGGTGAATGCGCCTTTTAGTAATCCGGGACGCCAATCCCGGCACTGGATTTTGCCAGTGCTCTATTACTATGGCACAAGAGGAGTGCGGTGTAAATTTACCGCAAAGGTAATGATAAACGCTGATAAATATAAAAATCAACCGTATTTGGTTTATGGAGTTTAACGCTTGATCACCTGAAAGCAAGATATTACCTTTAAGGTAATGTTATTGTGAGGAAAAGCAATGGAAGTTTTCTGGATAGTTGTTGGTGTGGTTGCGGTGATTATTTACGTTATCAACCAGAACAAGACTAAGATCTCTGATCGTACGGTCGTTAATCAGAACAAAACGATAAAGACCGAAGATGGGGAGATAACGATTAATCGTACACAGGTGATAGAGCACACATCTACTCAGTTTCAAAAAACTGGAGGTAACGCGCCTGATATTTCCCTACCTCCTGCTTATGATAGTGCGGTAATCCAGACATATTATAAACAGCAGGAGTTAGCAAAAGAGAGGCAACTGATTCAGCCAAAGCCGTTTACAGCTGAGCTTCCACCTGGAGTGTCAACGCGTCCGGCATATCATGGAAGATTCCCTGGTGATGACATATCGTCTCAGTCATTTAAAAAAGCACCTCAGGCAGTATCAGAGCCAGCAAGAATATCTTCTGTATCGCCGCCAAAAGAAGAATCAGCTAACAGAGTTTCAAGCGGTAGCAAGCAGTGCTTGCGATGCAGAATAAACCTTCCATATGAAAAATTCAGGAAATCGTCAAAAAATCCGGATGGATTGACTAAGTGGTGTGCAAGGTGTCTCGATGGCCCAAAGAATACACGCCATATGAAGTGGTGCCCAATTTGTAATGTCCGCAGAAAACGGACCAGCTTTTACCCTAATAATCAAAATGCGGACGGCTTAATGGCATGGTGCAAAACGTGCTGGGACGAGCACAAAGCGAAACGATAGGCCGCTCTTGCGGCCTTTAAATTTACCGGGTTTGTTTTCGTAATTGTTCGGCACAATAGTCGAGATGTGTTTGCAGATCCCGCATAGACATCTGTGAGCTGGTGACGTAGTTAATCAGTGCAGTCAGTTCGGCAAGTGGGCCATCGACATTAAATCCATCCTTATCGAGATCCCGGAGTAATTTCATCAAGTGCGATCCCTCCACCAGTGACCTGACGCCTCCCGGCGTGTGAATCCTTTCGGTAAATCCGTCTTCCAGTGGATAGTGATACTGCTGCATCTTAATCTTCTCCATGCAATAACTGTATATTTATACAGTAGCAAATAATTTGTTTGCTATCCAGCACGTTTTGCAAATTACCTGAAAGGTAATATCTATCCGTATTCACAGTCTTTCTATCCATATGTGGTTTTTCAGGTAATAGAATAACCAGATATGCGGCGCAACGGGTGCTGCGACTATCTGGAGATTTAACATGACGGTCTCAACCGAAGTTGACCACAACGAATACACAGGTAACGGCGTTACGACATCATTTCCGTATACCTTCCGCATTTTCAAAAAAACAGACCTGGTTGTTCAGGTGTCTGACCTGAACGGGAACGTAACAGAATTGGTTCTGGATACCGGTTATACGGTAACTGGGGCGGGCACTTATAGTGGCGGTTCTGTGGTTCTCCCGTCGCCGCTTGCTGCTGGCTGGCGAATTACGATAGAGCGTGTGCTTAATGTGGTGCAGGAGACTGATCTTCGCAATCAGGGAAAATTTTTCCCCGAAGTTCATGAAGATGCATTTGACTACCTGACGATGCTGATCCAGCGATGTTTTGGGTGGTTCAGACGTGCATTGATGAAACCATCTTTGCTTGCAAAATATTACGATGCAAAGCAAAACAAAATTTCTAACCTTGCAGATCCATCATTTGAGCAGGACGCTGTAAATAATCGCTCAATGCGTAATTATGTCGATGCTGCAATCGCCGGGGTTGTTGGTGGTTTTGGTTGGTTTATACCGTCAGGAAGCGGGGCAAGACAACGAACATTTCAAAGCAAAATGAGGGATATAATTTCTCCTTGTGATTACGAAGATAATATTTTTATGATTAAGGAGTTGATATCCAAAGGCAAAAATGCCGCTGTTTTTAACTCATATTATACTTTTGTTATTACTGTTGGCGAATGGGGTGATTACCCTACACTCAAAGATGCAATCATTGCAGCCCAGTCAATGAGACCTATGTGGGATGGTGGTAATGCTTTCTGCGAAATAAGAATTAAGACCGGGCATATTATCAACTATCAAATTGAATTCAGTTCAGGTGTTGATTTGTCTTGGATTAAAATAACATCAGAAGACTCAGTGGTTTTCTCTGACACTCGTTTGTTTACTAAAATCGTTAGAACGTATTACGAATACAAGTATTTATTTTACATTTGCGATGCAGCAAAAAGTCCTGTATTTGCTATTCAGATCGAAGAAAATAGAGATGATAGCGATGTTTGTGCATTTATTGTAACTCAAAAAGCTGAACTTAATTTCTATCCGTATTC